GAATGGTGGATTAACAAGAGAGTTGGCAAGAACCGTTTTACCAGTATCAAACTATACAGAGTGTTACTGGAAGATAGACTTGCACAACTTTTTTCATTTTTGTCGTCTAAGAATGGATGATCATGCTCAACAAGAAATACAAGATTACGCTAAAGTAATGTATGAAATGGTGAAACCAGAAGTGCCAATAGCAACAGAAGCGTTTGAAGATTATATATATAATTCTTCTACACTAAGTAGAATGGAAATGAATGTATTAAAATATGTTTTTGATAATTTTCCTTTAATGCAACATTCATCAGGATATTGTCAGAATATTATAAGTTACATGGACGAGATTAGTAAAGAAAAAGATTTTGGATTGAGTAAACGAGAGTGGGTAGAATTGAAAGAGAAAATAAATATTTGAAAGGATATAATATGGTAGAAATGACAGATTATCAAAAATACATACACAAAAGTAGATATGCCCGCTGGTTGGAAACGGAAAACCGAAGAGAGAATTGGGAAGAAACAGTAAAGAGATATTTTGATTTCTTTGAGAAACACCTCAAAGAAAAATTTGATTGGAAAATGAAGGAAAGAAAAGAACTTGAATCGGCAGTATTGAACATGGAAATTATGCCATCCATGAGAGCATTAATGACTGCTGGGCCAGCTTTGGAACGTGATAATATTGCAGGTTATAATTGTGCAGCAGTTACTGTAAATCGGATCCGAGCCTTTGATGAAGCTATGTATGTTTTGATGAATGGTACTGGAATGGGATTCTCTGTAGAACGGAGAGAAGTAGAAAAACTACCAGAAGTTCCAGAAGAACTTTATCCATCAGATACTACTATTCATGTTACTGATAGTAAACTTGGTTGGTCAAAATCATTTAAAGAATTAATTTCACTTCTATACGCTGGTCATATCCCTAAGTGGGATATTTCTAAAATAAGACCGAAAGGTGAACGATTAAAAACTTTCGGTGGTCGTGCATCCGGGCCAGATCCATTAGAAAGTTTATTTCGTTTTACTGCTGAAACTTTTAAGATTGCAAGAGGTAGAAAATTATCTTCTATTGAGTGTCATGATATTATGTGTAAGATTGCAGAGATAGTTGTAGTTGGTGGTGTTCGTAGATCAGCATTAATCTCTTTGTCTAATCTTACAGATGAACGAATGAGAAAAGCAAAATCAGGTCAATGGTGGATGGAGACACCTCATAGAGCATTGGCTAATAATTCTGTCGTTTATACTGAGCCACCTGATGTAAACATTTTTCTTAAAGAATGGTTATCCCTGATTGAAAGTAAATCAGGTGAACGTGGTATTGCAAATAGAAATGCTTTGAAAAAACAAGTAAAAAGACTTGGTGATCGTAGAGACCCTGATCATGATTTTTTACTCAATCCTTGTGCTGAAATAATTCTAAGGGATCGTGAGTTTTGTAATTTATCTGAAATCATTGTAAGAGAACATGATACTGAAAAGACAATAAAAGAGAAAGTTAGACTCGCAACAATTTTAGGTACTTTTCAAGCAACACTTATAGATTTTAAATATATTAGTAGTGAATGGGCAAAGAATTGTAAAGAAGAAGCATTACTTGGTGTTTCTATGACAGGTATTATGGATAACCCACTAACATATGAAAATAAGAATGGTGAATTAGATGATATGTTGGGAGAATTGAATAAGTATTCTGTTAAAATAAATTCGGAGTATGCTAAAGCTATTGGAATTAATCCAGCAGCTGCAGTTACCTGTGTGAAACCATCAGGTACAGTTTCACAATTGGTTGATGCTTCTTCTGGTATTCATACAAGACATTCTCCTTATTATATCAGAACAGTTCGGTGTGATAAGAAAGATCCAATTTCACAATTTATGAAAGATCAAGGAGTTCCTTGTGAGGATGATGTCACGAAACCAGATAATACTTATGTATTTTCTTTTCCTATTAAATCCCCATCACACTCTGTTTTCAGGAATGATAAAACAGCAATAGAACAACTTGAAACTTGGAAAATCTATCATACAAGTTGGTGTGAACATAATCCATCAGTAACTATTACTGTTAGAGAACATGAATGGATTGAGGTTGGTGCTTGGGTATATAGCAATTTTAATGAAATTGGTGGTGTTTCTTTTTTACCACATTCTGATCATACTTATAGGCAAGCCCCATATCAAGAATGTGGTAAAGAAGAATATGAAAAAATGTCTAAATTGATGCCAAAAAATATTGATTGGGATAAACTTTCTGAATACGAGAAAGAAGATAATACTATTGGTAGTCAAGAATTGGCCTGCTCAGGTAATTCGTGTGAACTTGTGGATATGTCTTAGGAGTTATATATGGACGAAGAATTTGAAAGCAAATTTTACTGTGATAACTGTGGTCATAATTTTTGTATGGAGGTAGAAGAAGATATGCCTGAACCCAAGTTTTGTATATTTTGTGGTTCAACAGTTTATATTAGAGATGAAAATTTCGAGGATGATGAGGATGAAAATTATTAATGAGTTCAAAGAGTAAAAATAAAGGTAAGGGTTGGGAGAGAGATGTTTGCCTGTTCCTTTCTGATTTGTATAAACAATCATTTATAAGAGTTCCTAATAGTGGAGCATTTGTAGGTGGTAAGAACGAATATAGAAAAGAACATCTTTCAATAGAGCAGATAAAGTTATCCAGGGGTGATGTTGTTCCTCCATTAAATTATCCTTACTTCTTAGCCGAATGTAAAAATTATGCAGATTTTCCTTTTCATTTATTGATAGGAAATAATAGTATAGCACTTTTAGATACTTGGATAGACCAAGTTGAACATGATGTAACTAATGAAAATGATTTGTGGATGTTGTTTATCAAAATTACCAGGAAAGGAACATATATACTTTTTGATATGAATTTGTTTGGTGATATAAGTAATTTTTTACTTGATGGTGTTAAGTATAAAAATTATTGGTTGTGTGATATGAAATGGTTTTTTGATTGTTATAAAGATGAAATTGAAATGAGGTGGAAAAATGGTAAACAACAAAAAGATCAATGTAGCGTTTAATGGATTTGGGCGGATTGGAAGAAGTCTAATTCGTAAACTTATTGACAATGAAAATTACAATATTGTAGCTATTAATGCCCGAACAACTGTTGAAGTTCGTGCACATCTTTTTAAGTATGACTCTATTCATGGTCATTTTAATGGTGATGTATCATATGAGTTAGATAATTTAATCCTCAATGGAAAATCTATTCCAAATTTTGACAGAAAAACACCTAGTAAACTTCCGTGGAAAGAATTAGAAGTTGATATTGTAGTTGATTCAACAGGTAAGTTTACAGATAAACATTCACTTGAACAACATATAGAAGCAGGTGCTAATAATGTTTTAGTAACATCACCAGCAAAAGATGTTGATGCTACTTTAATTTATGGTGTGAATGAAACAGAATATAAGTTACAAGATACAAATATTATTTCAACCTCCTCATGTACAACAATCTGCCTTTCTCCTCTCCTCAAAATTCTTCAAAAGAACTTTGGTATTAAATATGGTTCTGTAACAACCATTCATTCTTATACTATGGGTCAGACATTACTTGATTCTTCCCATCCAGATTTACGAAGAGCTCGAGCAGCAACTATGTCTATTATTCCAACATCTACAGGAGCAGCAAAGAATATAGGAATTGTTCTTCCTGAATTAGAAGGAAAGCTAGATGGTATGGCAATTCGTGTTCCGGTACCTGATGTTTCATTATTGGATATATCAATAGAATTAGAAAAGGATGTTACTGTTGATATGATCCATGATGTGTTTGTTAAAGAATCCAAGGGTAAAATGAATGGTATTATTGATGTTTCCTGTGAACCACTGGTTTCAGTTGATTATGTTGGAAGTCCCTTTTCCTCAATAGTTGATTGTTTATCTACCAAAGTTATTAATAAGAGGTTCCTTAAATTACTCGCATGGTATGATAATGAGTTTGGATACAGTTGCCGAGTGTTAGATTTGATGGATTATATCAGTAAAAAAATAGTTTCTAAGTCTATACAAACAAAGGGTTTATAACTCCTTGTAAATAAAGGGGTTATAGTGATTGTTGATAACTCCTTATAAAACAATGACTTACAACGTCACTTTTTCCTTGACTCTTAAGACCAATTCCCGTATAATAGAAGTATAATAATTGATAAAAGGAGTTTAAATAAAATGAGTATTTGGAAAGATTTTGGTGATGATAGAGATGAGTTTTTTAATAGTGATGAGGAATTGCGACTTAACCATGAAGAATTTGACCAATGGTTAGATTCTATAAATGAATCTAATGACGCAAAGATGGATGAAAAACATTATAATAAAGAAGTTGAGTATCCAGAAATTGTAGTCGAATCTCCTAATTATAAAATGACTTATAGTAATAATTGAGGGTAATATGAAAAGTTGGTTGATTAATGATTGGGAGAACAATCGTTTTCGCTTATTTTGTGAAACGATTGGTTCATTATGTTTTATTAGTATCTATGTTTTAATGGCATGGTATGGTGATGATGTTTCTATTTTAAAAATATTTTTAATTCAATTAGTAGGTTCAACATTACATATTATTAATGCGTATTTAAGAAGTAGCGTAAATTTGATCGTTTTAAATGTGATAGTGATAATGATAGCAATCTTTGGAATTTGGAGGATATTATGAGTGATGGACACGTTTGTTATGATATAATGGTATGTCAGGATGGCGTTACAAGAGCTGTTCCAGTAATTAATGGACAGAAACAAGATCCCACATATGAAAATATGTGGAAGAAAGAGAAACCAGAAAATGATGAAAAGAAAGAAAAACCTAAGGTAAGTATTCAAGATAGAATTCAAGGGCAGGTTGAAGATTATATTTCTGCCATTGAAGGAACAGTTGACAATTTTATTAAAAATGATTATAAACTTAAATATGATTGTTATGCTCATTTAAGTAATTTGGGATGTAAGGCTGTTCATGCTCGAAAAATGAGACAGTTTTATATTGATTGCTTTAATGAGTTGGTTGACGTATACAATAAAGATGATGAATATTACTTAGAAGCATGGAGTCACTTGAAACCAAAGTATCATAAAAAGATGATGGACTTCTATGGTATTATTTGTGATGATATTGACCGTCTTATTAAAAATGCTACGGCTCAAAGAAAGCCTAGAAAGAAGAAAACTCTTTCTGCAGAAAGATTGGTTAAGAAGATAAAGTATCAAGTTGAATTTCCTGAGTTGAAGTTGGTTAGCGTTAATCCAGAAAAGATTATTGGGGCCAATGAACTATGGGTCTACAATACTAAGTATAATCGTCTTGGTGTTTATCGTGCTGAAAACTCTATTAGGGGATTTAGTGTCAAAGGAACAACTCTTTTACATTTTGATGAAACAGAATCAGTTGAAAAGACAGTACGAAAACCTAAAGAAGCACTAGCTAATCTTAAAAAGGGAGCGTTGAAAAAGGCTTTAAATAGTATGAAAACGCAAGAGAAACAATTGAAGGGGCGTATTGGTAAAGACACAATTCTGTTGGGGGCATTTTTCTAATGTTTAATAAACTTGGTAAATTAATATTTTTGTATGTTATTTTAACACTTTTGTTTTCTGATCTTAGTGAAATCAAAGACCCAGGAAAAGATTTTTTTAAAAAACAGTATGAAGGAGTTGTTAGTTATATAGATAATACAGTTATTCCATATGTTGATAAAAAGTTCGATGAAGTTGATTCTGAAAAAGGAATAGTTGAGAATCTTTTTTAATGAAAAATAAATTTATAAAAGCTCATTTAAAAGTTGCTCGTGTTTATGGAGAACTATCTTCCGCAACAAGATTAAAGGTTGGTTGTATCATTGTTAAAGATGATAGAATTATTTCTATTGGATATAATGGTATGCCTTCTGGAGGTTCTAATGTTTGTGAAGAAGATGGAAAAACAAAACCAGAAGTATTACATGCCGAAGCTAATGCTATTTTAAAATTAGCTAGATCAACTGAATCTGGTTTAAATTCATCTATGTTTACTACTTACGCACCTTGTATACATTGTGCTAAGTTAATACTACAATCTGGTATCAGTGAACTTTATTATGAAGAAGATTATAAAAATGATGATGGTGTTGAGTTTTTAAAAGAGTATGGATATTTGCAAATAAAGATTGTTAAAGGAGCGTTATGATACTTTTAGATTTTTCAAATATAATTGTTGGTTCAATAATGGTGGCACATAAAGTACCGGATGAGGAACGATTTGGTGAAGATTTTATCCGCCATTTAGTATTGAATAGTGTTCGTTCTTATAGGAATAAGTATAAAGATAAGTATGGTGAAATTGTTATCTGTACTGATTTTCACGGTAGTTGGCGTAAAGAAGCTTTTCCATTCTATAAAGCCCATAGAAAAGTAGCTAGAGAAAAACAGAAACAAGAAAAGGGTATGGATTGGAGTGCCTTATTTGATACGATTAGTAAGATTATTGAAGAAATTGATACATTCTTTCCATATAAAGTGATACGAGTACCACATGCCGAGGGGGATGATGTAATTGCAGTACTTTCTAAGGCATTTAATGAGAAAAGCTTGATTGTATCAAGTGATAAAGACTTTTCTCAATTGTATAAATATAAATGGGTAAAGCAGTATTCCCCAATGAAACAGAAAATGCTTAATGGAATAGACCCTTATAAGTACTTAAAGGAACATATTATTCGTGGTGACAAGGGTGATGGTATTCCAAACATATTATCTGATGATGATTGTATTGTGAATGGTGTCCGTCAAAAGGCTATTTCAAAAAAGAAAATAGCTAATTGGTTAGTTCAAGACCCACATGATTTTCCTGATGATATGAAGCGAGGATGGATAAGAAATAAAATCTTAATTGATTTTGATTTGATTCCTGAAAAGATTTCTGATGCTATTTTAGATCAATATAATGAAGAAAAGAAATATCAGAATGGTCAGTTAATGAATTATTTTATTAAGAATAGATTGAAATATCTTATGGAAAATATGGGAGACTTTACAAGATGACAAAAAACATTTCAGAATTGTTTGAAGATTTTAAAGCATTAAAACATTGGACAAAAAAGAAAGCATTTTTAGAAGAACATAAAGATAATACGACATTGAAGTTTTTATTGCAAGGAACTTTTGATCCAAATATTGTTTGGAATATTAATAAGATTCCAGAATATACACCAGATGAAGGGCCTGATGGAGTAAATCCAGCAACTTTATTTAATACCATTCCAAAGTGTTCTATTTTCGTTAAAGGACATCCCAAGAGTGAAGGTGTTACTGAACAAAGATTAAGTGAGCTTTTAATTCAAGTATTGGAGTCTATGAATGAAAATGAAAGTGCTTTATATGTTGGTATGTTAAAAAAGAAACTTAAAATAAAAGGATTAACGGAAAAGTTAGTTTTAGGAGTATTTCCAGATTTATATAAAAAGGATTAATAAAATGGATGAATCATATTTAAAAACTATTGTTAAGTATAAAGCGAAAGGAAAAAAGAGTGGTAAATCTTTTGATGCTATAGTAACAGAAGCATTTAAAGAAAAATATATTACTGTTGAAGTTGAAGGAATGACACCACTTGTTTTAAAATGGGATAGTTTTATGTATACGGGTGAATTTTTTGGTAACAGTGTAACTTGTGACTTTAAAGTAGAAACAGATTTTACAACTGAAAAACCAAGACAGGGAACTCAACCGTCTGTTAAGGCGGAACGGAAAAAGAGTGGGAGACCAGAAAGTAAACGATAAGGGAGGAAGAGTGTGTATATTTCCAAAGATAATTATATTATTAAGGAAATCCGAAAACAAACACAAGGAGAATTTAAACCATCAAAAAATATGATCACAAGATGGTTCAATATATTAAATGAAGAAGTATTCAATAACATTATTCATCCATTCCATGATATTGAAATAAAAAGAAAACAAGGCTGTCATGCAGAACATATTCCGTTTGAAGATGGATATGGAACTATTTATGCGATGCTTTCAATAAATAAAAAATTTAACGATAAGAATGAATTTCTCTATACATTAGCACATGAGATGGTTCATCAATGGCAATGGATGCATTTGTATAGATCAGATCATGGTAATTCATTTTGGAAATGGAAAAATAAACTAGCACAATTTGAAATACCATTAGGAGAAAGTATATAATGAAAACATTTAAATCACATCTGAAAGAAACGACACTCTCAAGAGTGTTTCGTCATTTTCAGAATAAGAATATTCCAGTAGGGATTATTACGGCGTTTAGAGATGAATATGATTATAAACTTCCCT